GCAGAAGCTTCACTCTTGAGCGTCATCATCAAGATATTGGCAAATATTTGCGGTCAACTGGTTGCCAATTTAATGCATTTTCGCTATCAGTCGCTCCAAATTCAATGGTCACAGGCTCTTTTGGTGTTATCGGTAAGGGTTTTACAACATCAGCGTCTGCTTTAGGCAGTGCTACCTATAGTGCCGAAACAACGACCGCGCCTTTTGACTCATTTACAGGGTCAATTACCGAAGGTGGTTCGGCTGTTGCCGTTGTTACTGCGCTTGAATTAAGCGTTGATAACGGTATGGAAGCGCAGTATGTGGTCGGCTCAGATGAAACACTTGAACCTTCCATTGGCAAGTCAACAGTAACCGGGTCAATTACTGCTTACTTTGAAGATACTTCACTTATCGACAAGTTTATTGCTGAAACTGCCTCTGCAATTGTGTTTACGCTGACCGATGCGCTTGGAAATGACTATATCGTGACTTTGCCTAACATTAAATACAACTCAGGTAGCCCAGAGGTTAACGGCCCTGGCGCAATTACCGTGACGTTGGATTTTGTGGCCCTGTATAACGCTGGCGATGCGTCACAAATAAAAATTACGCGAGTTCCAGCATAATATCTCGCTAGACCGGGGTATTTAATAGACCGAGGCCAACTTAACGCACGACAGAGGATTCAAATGGATATTCAGCAATTATATACCGCAGAGGCGCACGAAGAAGGCGCTGAAATACGCATTGTAAGCCCGTTAGACGGCAAAGATACCGACTTTTACATAACCCTACAAGGTGTTGATTCAAAGACGTATAGAACGGCTGTAAGGGCGTATCACAAAAAGCTTATAAATGAAGAAGTGGGCGGTGAAATTGACCTTCTAGTATCCGTTACGAAAAGTTGGCGCGGCCTTAATGATGGCAAAGATGAAATTGTATTTACGCCAGAAAAAGCTAAAGATGTTTATATCAATTCGCCCTCTGTTGCTACTCAGATTGACCAGTTCATTGCTGACAGAACAAATTTTATCAAGGACTGACTGATGAATTAGCCACCTTTGCTAAGTGGCAGTTCTGGGCTGCTGGTTATGACAAAGGTTCCACAGTCAGTCGCATTGATAATCTAAAGCAAATTGCTAAATCGCTTGGTAGAAATCCCAAAGAATTGGATGATGCGCCCAAATTAAGGTCTGAATTAAGCTATTTATGGGCAATATTTGTTTCCCTTAAAAATGCTTCATCCAAATGCATTACTTACTCCGATATTCACGCTTATATGCAAATCTACGGCGATCTCAGTGTCTTTGAGGTTGATGTGGTTTGTCATTTAGATACCCTGCATTCAAGAGAGCAATAATCATGGCAGAGAAAACAACCGCTGAACTGGTAATTAAGGTTGATAGTGATGGCGCTAAACTCGCGGGAGAGAATTTAGACAATCTTACACTAAAAGGAAATAAGGCTGAAAAAGCGGTCAAGCGTGTAGGGAAATCAGCAGGTGCTATTGGTGGCCCCTTTAGAGCCATGCGCGGTTCTGTTCAGCAAGCTTCGTTTCAGCTACAAGACATTGCCGTTCAAGCGCAAATGGGAACCAGCGCCTTTACTATTTTAGGGCAACAGGGGCCGCAACTTGCCTCTGTCTTTGGCCCCGGTGGTGCCGTTGTTGGTGCATTAATTGCTTTTGGTGCAATTGCTGGACAGTTTCTATATAAGGCTTTAACCGGAACTGGCGAGGCAATGAAGGAATTAGCCGAAGACGCTAAAAAATTGCGATCTACTTTCGATGATATAGGGCCAGCGGCGCAAAAATACCAGAAGTTTATGGCAGCCAAAGAAATTAAGGAAGGGACAAAGAACTTAGCAAACCTTAATGCTGAACTTCTTAAAGGCAAGGCAGCAATGGTCACAGGAAGCGCTGGTGTAATGGGCCGTATTACCAATACAAAAAAAGCTACTGAAACAGACGAAGAATGGACTGAAAGATCGTTGTTGTTAAACCAGCAAATCGAGCGTGGCACACTACTGCTTGAAATGAAACAGGAAGCGGTAGACAACTTACGAACTGACACAGAAAAACTGATTGACAAAATTACAGAAGAGACAAGAGTAACAGGCGAGTCGGAAACAGCTATTGTCCAAACAAGCAAAGCATATTTACAAGCCACTAAAGACCAACAAGGAACTATTGATGGTTTAAATGCAGAGCTTGTTAAAAAGAAAGAAAAAGTTGAACTAGACAAGCAAATTGCTAAACAAATAGTTAAAGACGCTGCGGATGCTGAGAAACTAAAAGCTAAACAAAAAGCCGATGCTGCAAAGGCCTTAGAAGAGTCGTTAAAGACTGGGGATAAAGCAAACCTTTTACTGGAAAAAATAGCACTAGAAAATGTCAGTGAACTAGAGCAGCTTGAGGCCCATCTCGTTACTAAAGGCGGTTTACTCTTACAATATTTAGATGAAGGTCACATTACGTTAGAGCAATACTTTATTGCTGATGCTGAACTGCAAAAGACATACGATCAGGCAGAAATAGACGCTAACAAAGAAAAAAACGACAAGAAAATTGCAGATGATAAGGCTTATGCCGATGCTAAGAACTCCTTAGATGCACAGATATTATCTTCAGCTTCTGGCGTTGTTGGTGATCTTGCTGCTGTGGCAGAAGAAGGTTCTAGCGCACAAAAAGCGCTGTTCCTAGTACAAAAAGGAATAGCCATAGCGACAACTATTATGAATGCCCATGTTGGTGCAATAGCCGCTGTAGCGCCTCCTCCAATTGGCCTTGGCCCTGTGCTTGGAGTGCCTTATTCAAATTTAATTTTAGGTATGGGTTACGCCTCTGCGGGAATTATTGCGGGTACGGCTCTTGCTGGAGGCCGAGCATTAGGTGGTCAGGTTAGTGGTGGTAATTCCTACCTTGTCGGTGAGCGCGGCCCAGAGTTGTTAACAATGGGTACGTCAGGCCGTATAGCTACTAATGAAAACCTCAAAAATGCTCTTAATGGCGATAATTCAAATTCGTCTAACGTCATCAACGTCAACTTTTCTGTACAGGCTAACGATACCGCTGGATTTGATCGACTACTGCAATCTCGCAGAGGTCAGATTGTCGGCATGATTAACCAGGCAGTAAACAATAGAGGAAGGTCTTCAATCGTATGAGTGGAACATATCCTGCCTCACCCGTTTTCGCTTCAGTAGGCTTTAAAAGCGTCTATTACAACCTATCGAGCCAGAGTTTATCTGGTCGTACTCAGGTACGGAATATCGGTGGTCAACGCTTTGAATTCTCAGCAAGCTATTCTCGCTTGTCTCGATCTGAGTTTGCGCCTGTAATGGCCTTTGTAATGAGTCAAAGAGGCATGGCCGAAACGTTTAGTATTGTATTGCCTGAAATTAGCAGTGCTTCAGGAACCGCATCGGGTACCGTAACCAACACAAACAACCCCGCAATCGGCGGCAAGACTGTCGCTATTAGTGGTCTATCTGGGGTATTAAAAGCGGGAGATGTCATTAAGTTTTCTGGTCACTCAAAGGTCTACATGATTACGGCAGACCGAAGTGGTACAGGGACATTAAGCTTTGAGCCGGGGCTAGAGGTTGCTGTTTCTGGCACACAAACTATTACTTATGACAACGTGCCTTTCCTGGTAAGACTCAATAATGATATTCAAGAGTATTCGTTAGGGTCTGCGTCCCTAGTCGATTATGACGTTGATTTCATAGAGGCTATTTAATGACACGATTGATTAACTCAGCCACGCTTGCGGCGTTAGAGACAGACAGCTTTAATATTGCAACTCTGGTGCAAATCGACTTTTCATCTACGGTACGAATAACCGACTGGGCAAGAAGCGTTACCGCTTTATCTAACACATGGAATTCTAGCGGAAACTTTATTGGTGTTGGTGATATAACCGAAAGCCAAGAACTGCGCGTTAATGATCTTACTCTCACGTTATCTGGTGTTGATCAGACCTATGTTGCCATCTTTCTATCAAACAATTATATAGATGTACCTATCGAAGTGTACCGGGCCATCTTAGATGATGCTGATGCCGTTGTTGGTGCGCCAATCTTAATATTTGATGGCATATTAACAGGCTACGCAATCGAGGACACTGAAGAGGGCAGCAAAGTTACCGTACAGATGGCTTCCCATTGGAAAGACTTTGAGAAAGAGAACGGAAGGCGCACCAACCACAATAGTCAGCAACTGTATTTCGCTGGCGATGATGGTTTTGAGTTTGCTCCTAAAAGCATCAAAGATTTAAAATGGGGTCGTAAATAATGCCTATTAGTCTATTTGCTGCAATTGTTATTGCCGTAGTTGCATCAACGGCTCTGTCATATGTAATGACGCAGCAGGCGCAAAAGAAAGCCAAGAAAGCGGCTGATGACATGGCTGGCCTTCTGGTAAACAAAGAATCCAATATCGAACCTCTACCTATTATTTATGGTGTTCGCCGAGTCGGTGGAGTTCGCGTATTTGTATCCACAAGAGATGCAAGTGGGGGCGATCCCAACGAGTATTTGTATATCTGCTTAGTCTTATGTGAGGGCGATGTTCATTCTATTACTGATATTCACCTCGATGACATTGCGATTACCAATTCAAAATACAGCGGATTGTATAGTTATAACGTTCACACTGGGTCGGACAGTCAAGCATACGATTCTTTATTAACAGAAGCTAATTCTGGGTGGACTAGCACGCATAGACTGCGCGGTGTTGCGTATATCGCTATGAGGCTTAAATGGGATGCAGATGTATTTTCGGGTGTCCCTGAGATCACTGCTTTAGTCAATGGCCGTAAGGTATATGACCCGCGAAAAGATAGTACGTCAGCCGGGTATGATTCTAGCCTGGGCGTGTCTAGTCAGCGTTTTGCCACACCTTCGACATGGACATTTTCTGTTAATCCTTCATTGTGTATTAGAGATTACTTGTCGAATATACGCTTTGGTAAAGGTTTGGCAGGAACAAAATTAGACGATTCTGCTTTTGGGTCAGCGGCTACTGATTGCGATGTAACAGCGCAATTTTATAGCGGTGGTTCAGCGAGCAATCTGTTTGACATGAACGCGGTGTTGCAAACCGATGATACGTTATTTGAGAACGTACAAATAATGCTAATGGGCTGTCGTGGTTTCTTGCCATACAATCAGGGTGTTTACAGCCTAAGAATTGATAAATCTCGCAGCAGTGTTTACGCATTCACCGTTGATAACATGATTGGTGGCATATCAATAACGGGTGAGTCTAAAGAAAATAAGTTTAACCGGGTCAACGCTAAGTTTGCTAATTCCGCAATTGATTATCAGCCTGATTCTGCAACATGGCCTGATGCTGGTTCCACAGAAGAATCCACCTTTCTTGCCGAAGATGGGGGGACGCTACTGGTTAGCGATATAGAGCTACCAACATGCAGTAATTATTATGTTGCTAGAGATATAGCAAGAGTGATTTTGAGGCGGTCTAGGAATGCCATTCGATGCACAATACAGGCTACAAGCGAGGCTTTGCAGTTATCCGTAGGTGATGTTGTTACGGTTAATCACCCGACTCCAGCATGGGGCGATAAGCCCTTTCAGGTCGAGGAGATCACGTTAAACTATGATGGAACCTGTAGTTTAGCCCTGCTTGAATATGACTCGACTATCTATACATACGATACATCTGCTGTAGAGACAACCTATCCTGATACGAATTTACCCAACCCGTTTGCCGTAGCAACGCCGGGAGCGATTACTACCTCGGCAACAACAAGTGTTGCATTGGATGGCACAATTATTCCCCAGGTGAATATATCGTGGGTAGCAAGCACCGATTCATTTGTCACGCAATATGATGTGCAATACAGCACTGATAACTCAACCTTTATATCAATCATTACTGACAACTTAACATACGTCATATCGCCTGTTGTACCGGGCGCAACCTACTACACCAAAGTCAGGTCAATAAACGCATTAGGTGTTAGGAGCGCGTTTGTATCAGCTAACCAAGGGTCTGCTGGAGATACAACGGCCCCTGGGCTACCTACATCTTTGTCTGCGGTTGCGGGTTACAAGTCAATTAGTCTACGGTGGACTAACCCGGCTGATAAAGATTTCTCCAACACAGAAGTTTATCGCGCTACGTCTTCAGGCGGCACTTTCTCTGAGGTGGCAACTGTTGGTGGCGGCTGGGGCGTAGCAACAGAGTTTCTTAATGGTGGTCTGGCTGATGCCACGGCGTATTATTATAAGTTTAAGGCAGTAGATTACAGTGGTAACAAGTCAGCATTCACTAGCGAAGTAAACGCAACAACTAATGCGGCAGCTATTAATGGCACTAATGGCACTAATGGTAGTAATGGTACTAATGGTAGTAATGGTACTAATGGAGCCGCTGGCCCACGAAACGCAGATGGCTATCTTTATTATTCTGTGTCGCAAGCAAGCGCACCTTCTGCCCCAGGTGCAACGTCTTTCAATTTTGTAACTGGAGCATTTGGAGGCTTAACTGCTAATTGGTCTACTACTCCACCAACAAACACAGGTGGCGATGCAAAATACTGGGCTACTTACTGGCATGTCGTTGAAGCAACATTTGGTGGCACTCAAACAAGAACATTTAACTCCCCATTTAATAGCGTTCAATTTGATGGCTTAGTAACTTTTACTAACTTAAATAGTGAGTTAGGCAATGCTTCTAGCAGTGTAATTACTACCATTAATGGTGGGTTATTAAAGACTGGCACAATTGATGTGGCGCAAGTAAATATCTCAGGTACTAGTCAGAGCAATTTTAATGTGCAGTCAGCGGCTAGTGGTTCTAGGATGAAGATTACCAATGACACTATTGAAATATATGACGGATCAACGCTGCGAGTTAAGTTAGGAAATCTAGCGTAATGGCCTACGGTTTAAAAGTACTTAATGCCAGCGGGGATGTAAGGCTTGATACTTCAGATAGAATGATTAGGTATCACAGTGTGGTTTCTGGAACAATCACTCAATCATCTTCCCCAATAAGCGTTTATGTGGCTGGCATACAGAATAATGGTACTTGGGGTGTAAGTAATGATGTTCCTTTGTCTGGATCATATAGTAGCTCGGATGATGTAAAGGTTGTGTTTGGCGCAACTAATTACCTTACTTTGACTATACAGCATTCATATACTGGTGATTTTGCCTACCGAATACAGATTTTTAGGATATAAAATGGCATACGGATTAACGTCAGAAAATGCATCAGGATTTAGCGTTATTGATGGAACTTTGCCGCAGTTATTAAGGGTTGCTTCTGGAACAGCTACTGTAAGCAGCTATTACAATATGGTTTCTCAAGGTGGAAGTAGGCAGCAGATTATATCTATAGATACTGCTTACAATAACAACGATATTTTTGTTTTTATCAAACCTACTACAGAGTCAGGAACTAAATCATGTGGAGTTTGGAAATATAAAGACAGTAACCAGTGGAAAATTTGGTTTTGGTCTTCTTTGTTTCCTACTACTGAAACAATAGAATACGCTGTATTTATATCAAACTCTTCTACTGCCGCTAATACAGGTTTTGGGTTAAATGTTTACAACCCTTCTGGAGATGTTGGCTTTAGCTCTAACAGAGTTAATTTAAGAGCAAATCAAGCATCAATGGGTGTGCTTGGCAGGACAAACTCAATTGGCCCTTTAACGCATACTTCAATGACCGGAATGTATGCTTTATATACAGGAACCAATTTTGTAGAAAGGTATTTTGACGGGCCTTACCCTTTTGAGGGAAACATGGGCGAAGAAGGCTATACTATTAATTGGTATCACTCAGAGAATTTATTTAATTACACAAGCAAAACAATAACAATGCGGGCGCAATCTTATTACTCAACAGGTAGCGTTTATGTTGGGCCAACAAAAGGCGGTTCTTCAACCAGAACTTTAGTTACAGGTACGCTAGTATGATAAAAGTAGCAATGGTGAAAGGTAATGGTGAGGTTGGTTACACAATTTCACCCGCTGTTGATGAGCAGTACGTTGACGGCCAAGAATACGGCGACTATACGGCTAGGCATATACCAGCAGATTCTTCAGATAATGATTACATTTTTGAGAAGTATTGGGATGACGGATGGCAAAGCAAAGAGATGCGCCCTTCAGAATGGCATGATTGGCAAAATGGTATTTGGGTATTAAATGCAATATGGCTTTTAAGGGCGATTAGAATAGAAAGAGTTAAATTACTGTCTATTAGCGACTGGACGCAATTCCCAGATAGTCCGTTAAGCGATACAAAGAAAGCTGAGTGGACAACATACAGACAGGCACTAAGAGACATACCAGAAACCTATTCTGACGCTACATCAATTGATGACATTACTTGGCCTACGCAGCCGGAGAATTAAATGAGCGATCTATACACTCTTGTTAAAAAAGAT